ACTATTAATCTAGACAACAATGAAGTCCCTAAGGAGGCTAAGTCAAATGAGTAGAGAATATGATAATTATTTGAATGAGCATCGAGTTAATGTAAATGCAGCTCTTAAATGGTTAAGACGACATAACATCATAGATCGAAAATTTAATGAAGAGTACAATGATATTCTTAACAGGTTACATGATGCAAGTAAAGACACTCCAGAAGAATATGTAGCTTATGATAGATATTTCTATGGTGAGAGAACTGAGCTTGTCAAGAAAGAGTTTGATTATGCTTGGCTGCATCATATACACAATAATCCTCATCATTGGCAGTATTGGACTCTTATGGAGGACGATAGTAATGTAGTTAAGTCTTTAGAAATGCCATATGAGTATGCTATCGAGATGGTCTGTGACTGGTGGTCATTCAGTTGGAAGAAAGGTAATCTGTATGAGATATTTGACTGGTATGATGAGCATAAAAAGTACATCTGCCTTCATCCGACTACGCAGGCATTCGTTGAACAGTTGTTGAAAAATATTCGTACAGAATTGGACAAAACTGAATAAGTATTCGCATAAATCTCACACCTTATTATAGGAGGAAAAAATATTTATGAAATATTTTATAATTAATTTTGATGAGAAATACTATCCTGTAATAAGGATGACTTGTGACCGATTCTTTTCAAAAGGTCCAGCTATACTTTTAGCTGTTGTCAAAGAGTTTAGGAAAGAAGATCCTGAATGGGGTAAAAAGAACCCTAAACTCTGGGCTAGTTATACTGGAATCTACTGTGGTAAAGATGGCGAAGTTATTTACAAAATACCTGAAAGATATGTATCTCTTGTTAAAAGTAATTTAAATGAATTAAGGGAATTAGATATTGTTTCCGATTTCAGAATAGAAGAGCTTTAATCGGCTCTTTTATTTTTCGCGTATTTTTCACGCATTCTAATGGAACAGAAGCCAGCATATTCGGCAGACGTTAGGGAAGAAGGATTAAGAGAGTTAGTACGAGCAGACTCTCTGATTCTTCTTCATTGATATATAAGAGTAAGTAGGATCATATATGTTCGTTTGAGTTCACGATTTCTCCTCCTCGATCCCTTACTCTTTTCTTTTTCCTATTACTAATATTCTACTATCGCAGATAGCATAAAAGCCAAAGGTACTGGTCTTGATATTTTCATAGTCTCTTATGGAAAGAGGTAAAACTATGAAGAAAATTTACAGATATGAAGGAGCAGTTACTAGCTTTGGTAAAGTGATCAGTGATATTTGGAAAGGTGGAACTCAGGCAGAGACTGAAGGTCGAGCAAGAGCAAATCTTATGTTCTCATATAAGATTAAGCACAAGCTAGACAAGTCTACAAAGATCGAGTTACCTGGAAAGATATTTGTAATTGAATAGAGCTAACATGCTCTTTCATTTTTCATGGATTCTTATAGAAAAGGAGAGTAAATATATGAATGATATTTATGAGTTTTTAGATGAAATTGATCAGGACCAAATGAAAGGTAAGAAAGAGATAAATCGATGGGCTTGTATCGTTGATGAATTTGTGAGGAATGATAAGAAGTATTGCTTGATATCTTTCAAGAATAAAAAAGAAAGAAATTCATGCTTTACCAGTATGAGCAAATACATTAAAGTACATGACCTTGATATTACTATTGGTAACTATGGAGTTGGTCATAAGATCTATTTAGCTAAAGCTTAGAGTTAAGTCCTATATGGGCTTTTCTTTTTCTTTATATTCTTGTAAAAAACAGAGTTTATTATAGGAGGAAAACTAATTATGAACAAAACTGAATTTAAAGAAGAATTAACAAAGTATTGGAATGAAAACAAAGGAGAGATCAAGAGAAAAACAGTAAAAAGTTTAAAGATTACCGGTTTTGCAATATGCTGTTTTACACTAGGTAAATGGTATGGAATGGATATTGCTAACATGGTTTGGGAAAAAGCTTTGAATGTAATTAATAAGATTGATCCTAATATGACGATTAATGATATTATGGATAGTTCTAAATGGACAGAAGAGTTTCGTAACAAGTTTTATGAATCTATGAATAGTTTTAGAAATAGGGTTTAATTACTCTGTTTCTTTTATATTTTGGCAGTGTTTTGTAAGTGCATCTGGACGTGATTTGTAAGGTTATTTGTACATGATATTTTCAAGGTCTTTTATGAAGGAGGTATGTTAAATGAAACGAGAATTGCATGCTGTTGGACCTGATTTTAGAGAAAAAGGGAAAATCTATTTGACGGTTGATGAAATGGCAGAAATGATTCTGGTAAGACCGAATTACATTAGAAGACTTTTGAGAAGAGGTGAGATCAAATCGATTTCAGAAAACTTGTCAAATGGTGGATTCAGATATTTGGTAGACAAAGATGAATTTATGAGATTTGTTGAGTCTAAACCAGATTTATTAGAGACCTATCATGAAGAAATAATGAAACCGTATTTTGAAGATTGACCTTGATATTCTCAGGGTCTTCTAGATTTTGCAAGTACAGCTGTACGGTTTTGTAAGGTTATTTGGACGAAAAAAGACACAATTTTCGATGAAAAAATGCCCACTTTCGATTTTTTTAGAAATGGGAAAAGTGGTCTTTTTGTCCATTTTTGAGTGTTTTTTGGATATTTTTGAGAAAAATATTTTAAAAAATTTTTGAAAAAAATTGCTTTTGCCCACTTTCGATGAAAAAATGCCCACTTTCAAAATCAAAAGTGGTCACTCAAAAACCCTTTATTTAAAGGCTTTTAGGCACTTTTTGGACAAAAACCCACTTTTTTTCTCTTATTATATAAAGAAAAATTTTATATATATTAATATTTTGGCCCAAAAAAGTGGGCAAATGGGCAGAGAGCTATTTTTATGCAATTTTAATAGGAGTGAAGAATTTATGCTAAATGGTCGTTTAAAACAGATTGATATTATGGATCATCATCAAGTTGCTAGGATTTTGAAGGTAACTGATCGTTCAGTTTTGAACTGGATATATGATGGTAAACTTGATGCTAGAAAAGATGGAAGGTATTGGGTTATTAGTTATGATGCTATTAGAGATTTCATTGATAATGAAACTGCTAATGATAAGAATAAGCGATTTAACTATAACTTTAATAAGTTCTTTAAAGTAGCTAATTGATATTTGTAGTCAAAGCAGTTTTTAGGAGTTCGTGTAAAAAACATGCCCTTTTATGGAGAGAGATGAATAAAATGCCGTTTTTATAAGTTTGTTTCAGGCTTGATATTCATCTACTCTTTTCTTTTTGCAGAGTTTAAAGGGAGAGTGAACTATGGCAAGAAAAAGTAAAGCTTTGGAGAGTGCGTTCCAAAGCAAACTTAAGGATGATCTTAAAGAAAGATTTCCAGGATGCATAGTAACCAAAGAAGATGAGCAGCAGATTCAAGGGGTTCCAGATCTATTGATATTGTATGGAAGCTCTTGGGCTACACTTGAAAGTAAAAGAGCTTTCAATTCTTCTCATCGACCAAATCAAGATTACTATGTTGAGAAAATGGATGACATGTCTTTCTCGCGATTTATAAGCCCAGAGAATAAGGAGAGTGTTTTAGATGAAATGGAAAAGTATTTTAAGAAGAATTCAAAGAAACGAAAATATTGATATTTGTGAGGTGATCAAATGATTTGGAATGATCATCATAATCTAGAAGGAACTCATGCTTTTCTTAGTGCATCAGGTTATAGTTGGCTAAACTATACCGACGAAAAGCTTATTGATGTTTTTAAAAACAAATTAGCTGTGCAGAGGGGAACTGAATTGCATGAGTTTGCTTCTAAGGCAATAAAGTTAAAACAAAAATTAAAGGGCAATACTGCTATTAGTATGTTTGTGAATGATGCCATTGGCTATCGAATGGAATCCGAACAACCTTTATATTATTCAATCAATTGCTATGGAACTGCAGATGCTATTAGTTTTGGTAAGCAACGTGGTTCTGATCGAATGCTACTAAGGATCCATGACCTTAAGACTGGTAAGACTCCAGCTAAGATGGATCAGTTAATGATATATACAGCATTGTTCTGCTTAGAGTATGGAATGAAACCAGGTGAGATTGATATTGAGCTCCGAATCTATCAAGGTGGTGAGATTCTTTATTACAATCCAAAACCAGAGGAAGTACTTCCAATTATGGATCTGATTATTAGATTCAGCAAGATATTAGATGATGTGAAAGCTGAGGAAGGGGTAAGATGATATGAAATACATTGATAATCCACCAATGGAAGAAGTATTAATGCATTATGGAATCAATCATGAAAAAGGAAATCCTGGTTCTGGTAGATATCCTTGGGGTTCAGGTGATTCACCTTATCAGCATTCAGGTGACTTTCTTTCAAGAGTAAAAGAACTAAGATCTCAGCACTTAACTTTCACCGATGAGCGTAAGCAAATCGAAAAAGATGGCAAGATGGTTGACAATCCAGATTATGGTAAAACATTTACAGGAGAAACTGCAGTCGCTAAAGCTCTTGGAATGGACACAGTTGAATACCGTAATGCTGTTACTTTAGCTAAGAATGAAGCTCGTATGGATAAGGTTAATAGAGCAGAAGCATTACATGCAGCTGGTTATGGATATTCTGAAATTGCTCGTAAAATGGGTTTACCTAATGAATCTAGTGTTAGAGCATTGTTAGATCCTAAGGCTAAACAGAACATGATGCAAGCTCAAGAAACTGCTGACTTTATTAAAGACAAACTTGAGGAACTTGCTAAAGATGACCCAAAAGCCATGATTGATATTGGTCCAGGTGTTGAACGAGAATTAGGTATTACACGTAAAAAGCTCGATGACGCCATTTATATTCTAGAAGGTGAAGGTTACAAAACTGGAGGAAGTAGACTTCCAAACATTACCGATCCTACTGGTGCTAATATGACAACTTTAAATGTCATTGGTATGCCAACAATGGAAAAGAAAGATCCTTATGACTATGAGCACATTAATTCTATTAAAGATTATATTTCTAGAGATAATGGTGAGACATATGTTAAGAGATTCCAGTATCCTGAATCTTTAGATTCTTCTCGTCTTCAGATTAGATATGAAGAAGATGGTGGAAAAGATAAAGATGGTGTTATTGAACTTAGAAGAGGTGTTCCTGATTTATCTTTAGGTGAATCAAACTATGCTCAAGTAAGAATTATGGTTGATGGCACTCATTACCTTAAAGGCATGGCTTTATATTCTGATAACATGCCTGATGGTGTTGACGTAATCTTTAATACTAATAAAAGTAAAGATGTACCTATGATGGATGTTTTAAAGCCATGTAAGATTGATAAAGCTACAGGCAAGATAGATAGAGACAATCCATTTGGTTCATTGATAAAAGACAAAGAGCAAGGTGGGCAATATGAATATGAGGGTCCTGATGGCAAGAAGCATCTCGGATTGATAAACAAGAGAGCTGATGAAGGCGATTGGGATGACTGGAAAGATACACTTGCTTCTCAGTTCTTATCGAAACAGCCTAAAGAACTTGCTAAGAGACAGCTTAACTTAGCTATTAAAGATAAACAGGAAGAGTTTAAAGAAATAATGGCTTTAAACAATAATACTGTTAAAAAGATATATTTGGAACAGTTTGCTAATGACTGTGATTCAGATGCAGTTCATTTAAAAGCTGCTGCTTTACCAAGGCAGAAATTCCAAGTAATTTTGCCATTGACTAGTATAAGTGAAAATGAAGTTTATGCTCCAAATTATCAACCTGGTGAAAAAGTTGCATTAGTTAGATATCCTCATGGTGGAACTTTTGAGATTCCAATTCTTACAGTTACCGATAAAAATCGTGAAGGTATTAAAGTAATTGGTAAGAACTCTACAGATGCTATTGGTATTAATAGTAAAGTTGCAGAAAGACTTTCTGGAGCTGACTTTGATGGCGATACAGTTATGGTTATTCCAACGAATGATAAAATTCGTATTAAGAATCAACCGCCATTAAAGGATCTTGAAGGATTTGATCCAAAAACTCAGTATAAAGCAGCTAAAGTTATTTCTAAAGAAGAAAGTAAAGATGGTAAAGCTCATTATTATAATGCTGCCGGTAAAGAATACACAATCATGAAGAATACCAATACAGAAATGGGCAAAATTTCTAACTTGATAACTGACATGACTATTAAAGGTGCAGATGAAAAAGAACTTGCTAGAGCTGTTAAGCATTCAATGGTTGTTATTGATGCTGAAAAACACAAATTGGATTACAGATCTAGTTACATTGAAAATGATATTGCTGCATTAAAGAAAAAGTATCAAGGTACTATTGATAAAGATGGTAAACAAAGAGGTGGAGCATCTACATTGATATCTGCAGCTAAGTCACCAGAAAGAATTATCAAAACTCAAGGTCAAGGAAAGATTAACATTAAAGGAACTGCTTGGTATGACCCTACAAGGCCTGAAGGTGCATTGATATTTAAAACTAGCGATAAGGCATCTTATCAAGTAATTAAAGATCCTGTTACTAAAAAAGAAGCAGATGTTTATAAAAGGAAAGATGGCTCTTTATATTTTCTAAGAGGTTCAAAAGGTAATAGACAGCAAATTGATATTTCTAAGAGTGATGAGAAGAACATTTACACTAAGTATCGTACTCAGAACAGTAATAGAATGTCTCAGACTGATGATGCTCGTACATTGATATCTGATAGACATTCTCCAATTGAAACAATTTATGCTGACTATGCCAATGCACTTAAATCTATGGCTAATGAGGCTAGAAAAGCTTTATATTTTACAAAAGGTGTAGAATATAGCCCATCTGCTGCTAAGACCTATGCTAAAGAGGTAGAGTCACTTGGTATTAAGCTTGATATTTCAATGAAGAATAAACCAAGAGAAAGGCAAGCACAAATTATAGCTAACTCTAGGTTTAAGGCTAAGGAGCAGGCTAACCCCGATATGACCAAAGAAGATAAGAGGAAGGTCAAACAGCAAGAGATTAGTAGAGCTAGAGATCTTGTTGGGGCTAAGCGTGAGCTCATTGATATTTCAGAAAAGGAATGGGAAGCCATTCAAGCTGGTGCCATTCATGCTAATACTCTTGAAAAGATTCTATCAAGGGCTGACATGGATGTTGTTAGGGAGAGAGCTACACCTAGTGACATGAAAGTAATTACAGATGCTAAGAGAGCTAGGATAGAGTCCTATGCTGCAAATGGCAAAACTAATGCAGAAATAGCTATGGCTTTAGGAATTTCAGCTAGTACAGTATCTAAAGTATTGAATGGACCGAAAGGAGAATAAACATGAGCATTGAATCTAATGAAATGAATCTTAGAAACAGTTCTATAGAAAACAATAATGCTAAGTTTGCATTGACAACAATTGACAATCCTTATGATCCTTTCACTCAGTTCACTGATTGGTTAATGTTTGACAACAACAAAGGTTATTGTTCAAATCAATACTTAGCTCGTATTGCAAAAACTTCTGATCAACTTTCTGATTCAGAGAACAATGAAGAAATTGAAAGAGCAATTGATGAGATACTGCACTACGATATACTGGGTATCTATAGAAAAGCAATAAACAAAAATTACAAAGATTAATTCATACAAAAAATATTATTTAAAATTAATTTTTTAAATAAATATCAAGTATGAAAGGGTACTTTGCCTACCCTGTAGGGGGTGTCCTTTAAAATAGGCCCCCCTATTTGAT